TAGCCTGATCTGCTGATCCTGCACCGTTAGCAATACGGTCTGCGATTTCTTTGAGAGTGTCAAGTTCTTCTGGCACACCCTCGCCAAGGATTGCGGTTTTCACCCCTTGAATTGCTGTTTCCAATTGTTGTTGTGTGATCCCGCCTTGACCAAGCTCAGACTTGTCAGCTTTATTAGCAAGCGTGGTCTTGATTTCTTTTACGTCAGCACCAACGGCCTGTGCAAATTGTGTGAGGTTTTGTGTGTTTAAAGTCATTTATTTCTCCTTTTAAATTTTAGCTAGGTTATATAGTACGGTTAGATCTGGGAGTTCTTCCGTCTGTGGTCCATTTGGATGTTCTGCAATGTACTTGTCGATTTCAGTCTTGACATCGTTTCTTACAAGCGAAAGAACTTCCACGCTTGTAAATTCGTCTGCTGAACGTGTGATTTCCAAACGTGTCGAGCGGTCACTTGGGAAAATATACCCGTCACAAACGACTTCTACCAAATAAGATCCAATCGGTAGGGGCTTGCTTATTTTAAAAGTAACTTTTGAATTATCTACTGTACTCTCAAATGTAGCCTTTCCTTTTTGATTAAAGATTCGTATTGTAGCATTTTTGCCGTTTAGATCACTAATAGGGCGCATTTGCTCGTCCAGTAGCTCATATCCAAAAAGTGAGGCAGAGTCGCCTTGCTTGACGACTGCCCCTCCTTCAAATTGTTTTAGGTTCGTTGAATTAATGCGCATAATTCACCACCTCAGCTATAATAATTCACCAAATCGTCCTTGTCCCAACACGAAAGCCAGACTGGTCCAAATTGGCCAAATTCAAACAAGCGCCAATAGTAACCACCATAATATCCGCCCTTGCCGGTATCTGTGATATGGGCTTCGTCTAGTTCAAAACTGAAAAACATTCCAGCTTTGAAGTCTTTGTCCGCACCGTCCGGCAAGTTGTTTCCATCCTTGTCAACCCAGTTTACCAAAGACACGGGAATACCGTTTTCGGTCCAGTCAAAGCCTACTGGTGCTAGGTAATCACACTTGATCTGCCAGATACCGTTGACGTATTTAACTTCGTTTGCTTGGTAAAAGGCCTTATCTTTCGGTTGGACGGCTGTGTTCGCTTGATTGTTGGTCTGTGGTGCCGTATCAGCATATCGCCAAACCTCGATATAAGCTGGTTTATTCCAGCTGTAGTAGTCGTTCCAAGGATAGGTATTGATAGCTTGTCCGACTGCTCCTTGTGTCGAATAGTCGCAAGAAATGAAGTATGTATCATCGATCATTGCCCCGACATGCCCACCAGCGCCACCAGATGAAGACATATCGGCACCCCATGACATTAGAATAATATCGGCCATTTGAGCGTCCCATGGTTGGTTACGGCTCACACGATAGAAGCCGTTATTTGCGAGTTGCTGCCCAAGTGTCACCGTTGATGGCAAACCTTGAATTGGGATACCCGATTCTTTCAATACTTGCGACATGATACCAGAGCAATCCCCTGTCCCATCTGAACCGTTGCGAGAACCTAACATCGAATATGTAATCAGCCCACGACGGCTTGTAAAACCGTTAACTATAGATTGTTGTACACTCATGTTTTTTCAATCCTTTCTAAAATCAAAAGCGACTATCCAAAAGAAGATAGTCGCTAGTACGAAAATATTAATCTTGGTTAGGTTCTTCATAACCTAATGCTCGTGTGCTATCGCTCAATCCTGTTGTTGTAGGGTCATTGATGACCCCGACAAGCACAAGGAAGGCAAATAGTACATTGATAAATACAAGGATTTTATCAATCGTTTGGCCAAATTCCAATTTAATGCCAAAGATATCGGCAAATGCTTGAAATAGCAAAGCCAAGGCTGGCACAAGGGCAAGCCAAAAGTTTTTATTTTTCAAACGTACATTCCAGTTGATTTTCATAGTGTTACCTCTTAATTATTTTTATTTTGGATTAATGCTTTAAGTTCCTTCATATCCTCGCTCAGGGCCTTGACCTGCTCTGCGAGGATCAATAGAGACTTATTCTGTTCATCGTGGTTATCTAATCGTCTAACGGCAGTAAGACGGAAGTCACGCATGTTTTCAATGTCTTTTTCTATCACGACCATGCGTTTCTCTTGTGCCACGACACTTCCTTTAAAATTGCCGTAAATTCCAAGGAGGATACCAACAAAACCTACCATCATACTGATATCCTCTGGTGTAAAGTGGATCATAGATCACGCCCCTCTCTAATTAAAGTGTTGGTTGTGGTGTAGCTGTGGCCACTGGTTGAGTTTCCAAATTGCTAGGAGCTTCTTCTTTTGGTTTGCTCCACTTCCAAATGCCAATCTTACCATTTTGGTAAAGGCTGTTTAATTGATCCAAGGTTTCGCCTTGATAAGTAAATGGCTCATTCACTTGGATCATGATGCGTTTACCTTCACCAAATGCTTCTGTGTGGTTTGGATCTTCGATGGTAAAGATTTCTTGTGGTTGGTAAGTCTTGCCAGATTGACCAAGGTCTACAAGTTCAAGACCACGCTTGAATACAGTTGGATCAAGTGGATTGTCAACATCAGTCACACGGGCCAGCACGTTCCATTCTGCCACTTCTTTAATCTTCTGGATTTGGTTCGCTTTTTCTTCGTTATCCTTGGTTAGAGCTTGGATTTTAGCAATAGCATCATTGTTAGCTTCAACAGATTTGTCTAACTCTTTCTTGATGGCTACTACTGCGCCAGATGTGTCAAGTTCCATGCGGACGATATTCAATACTGCTTCGACCAGTGTTGCATCATCTTCGATCATGCGATTTGTTGGCAAGATTTCCTCAAATACTCGATAAGGAAAATCTTGCTTGATTGCTACTTTCGTAGTGTTGGCTACTGCATCGTATGATTTAAATTGTACTTTATAATCCATTATTTAGTTACCTCGTTTTTGTTTTTGATTTCTTCAAAAAGATCCTTTAAATCTTTATCAGATTCTAGGACAGAGCGATAGCTTTCAACTTCTTGAGCAAGTTGTGCTACAAGTTGCTGTGACTCAGTGAGCCGAACCTTAAATTCGGCCTCATTGATCGACTTACTAGCTAGTTGGTTTGCTAGTTCCGTGATGATTGCTACATAATTATTTTCGTTCATTAAAGCTCCTATCTGTAGTTATATTTTGAAAGGACACCACCGATGTGTCTTTGGGCAGCACTATTTTTGAGATCCCACCCATATTTTTGCAGGATACCAAAACATGTGAGCAGATCCCATAAATAAGTTCCAACACTTCTGTGATTGCCATCTGCTGTGTAGATCATTCTAAAGTCAGATGCAATTATTTCAGAATATGTTGTACCATTCAGCGGTGCAATTCTAGGTTTACCAGCATTTTGGATGATCCAACCTTGCTTGTATTCACTATGTTGTAAGTACAGCTTATCTGCATAAAACTTAGTATAATCTTCAACATCTTCATTCGTGCTGTTGTAGATTTCAATACCACTAAATGTCCTGTTCCCACTATTTTCCGTACCATCACGGTTTGACCCGATGATGGTTTTTGAAAATCTGTTCCCGTTTTCGATATGCGTTCCATATCTAATAAACTGAGTAGGGAAGTTGTTGAAAACTCGTCTGATAACTGCTGTGTCAGTCAACATATTCATGGCACTCTTATCTAAATCAAATACCAGGGCTCCAGTATTTGATTCCAACCTGCCACCTTTAATTCGTTCTGCAGAAAAGTCGATTGAGGCAAGTTGCGTAATAAAGGCTTTTTGTGATGTAAGCTCTCTGATAAAAGCCTGGTTTGATACAAGCTTACTAATCATTGCGGAATCCACTAGTAGCTTATCTGCCGTCACTGCATTACTAGCCAAAATTGGTGTAGTGACTGATCCTGCTTTCATGTGCCCAGTTTCCACACTTTCGCTTGCGATATGTCGACCTAAAATAGATCCATCAACTACCATGTCGCCTTTTACTTTGATCAATCGAGCGATCAAAGCAATGGATTCTGGTTCTTGCACTAGCAAGGAACTGATGGTCCTTCCGTTGATGCTCTTACCTGTACCAAAAGAGATTTGACCATCTGTGATATTGATGTCTGTTTTTTTCAGGACTCCATCAAATTGGCTGATGATCGTTGCAACTTGCCCGTTGACTGTTTGCTGATAATTCGCAAAGCGCCCGTTGATGCTGTCCTTGAAATCATCTAACTTGTCATTAAGTACAGAGTTTTGACTGGACAGTCTCATTCCAAATTCTGTGGAGAATGTTGAGAATTGCCCATCAATACCTTGTTTGAATTCAGCAAGTTTTGAATTAATCTTGGAATCAGTTGATGTTGAAATGGTTTCAAATCTTCTATTGATGCCAGATACATCCTCAGTATATTGGGACTTAGAAACATAGCCTTGTTCAAGAATCTGCCTTGTTGCTTTTACAGCGTCCACAGCAGCCTTCTCAGAGTAAGTCAGCATGCGCTGTTCAAATTCACCATTTGGGCCAGTTTTTGTCTCTAATCTCGTTAATTGAGTAGTGAGACCTTGAACCGTCTTCTCAAAAGTAGCTTTCGCTTGCTCTACTAAATATTTTTGATCTTCTGGTGCAGGCCCCGCATCTGTTCTGGTAGTGCTTTGTGTAAGTTCTACCTTTTTAAACGAAATTGAACCAGCTTCACTATATCCAATAATGATGCGCCAAAAATAAAACTCATCGCTTTTTTCTAGTGCAGGGACAGAAACCTTGTACAACTGCCAGTCATCTGTCAATTGAAATTTAGCAGTGATTCTTTCTGGATTGCCTCCAGATTTGCGATTCTCACGCAATGAAGCCCACATTACCCCAGAACCACTATTTCTTTTAGCATAGAATGAAATTGTGTAAGGCTCGCCTTTTTCTAAATAATCCAGAGCAGTTGTTTTTGAAGTTGCCCAGCTTGGTGCGGTACTAGAAAATAGCTGTGCCTGTTTCCAAGTGTTAGTATTGCCTGTAATGGTATAAACGCCATTTTCTGCTGTACCGGTTGAATTACTTGAATCACCGTGAGTGAAGAACCACAAACCACGAGTGAAATCATAGTCTTCAGCGTAGTTCCTTGAGCCTACTTTCAGACTTGTGAACTCTTCTTTGAGACCATTCACCGTCTGCTCAACATATGACCTATCAGCTTTGCCATTTGCCACATTAGTCAGGTCAGAAATGGCTTTTTCAGTCGTCTGCTCAAACCTTGATTGAGCGCCTTGGATCCCAGAAAATTGGCTTTGTGTCTGAGCCTTGAAGTCATTGACCAGTTTCTGGATGTCTGCATCACTGGTCTTCAATTGATCAGTTGTAGCTTTCAAGCCTTGCATCTTCACTTCGATGCCATTGTATTGAGCTTTGAACTCTTCTACAATTTCATTTTTGTTAGCTTGATTTGCTGCATTGATTTTCTCAGTTACTTTAGCTGAAATTTCCTGCTTGACCACTTCAGCTTGTGCTTTGGCCTGTTCGATTCCGTCTGTGATTTTATGTTCCAGCTCTTTTGCTTGCTTGTCATACTCAGCATTGGCATTATCTACAAGCTTCTGAACTTTCGCTTCATATTCTGCATCGTAAGACTTCATTTTCTTATCAACGGAGTCGTTGACCATGCCTGAGATAGAGTCTGCTAAAGTTCTTGTTACTTCACCGAAACCGATGCTGACAAGTTTGATGCTCATTGGATTAAACTTGTATTTCGTAATCTTTTTTCGCAAATCTACATTGTAGATCTCGTGGAAGAGGCTCACGATATCAAACATGTGTACTGGTTGATCTGCCTGGCCTACAACGTCAATCTCAAGACTTTCTTCGATCATATCACACAGAGTTTCACGGAAATAGCGCTTGCCATATTCCTCAAGCGTTTTTTGATCCACTACGTCCTGATCTTGTACTTCCATGTCTGCTTCGTAGATATGCTTGTATTTATTGATCAGTGGGCTATCGATGGTTACAGTTAGGATCTGATCTTTCTTTCCTTCCTCGTGCGCTTCGATGACCTTTTTAAAATGGATCCGTGTTCTCAACTCTTTAGTGGATTTTGATTCCTGAAACGACTTCATGTTTTTTTTGTAGGCAAACAATGATTCGTTTTCGATTCCACCATTTTCTAGCAATCGGACACTGTACTTATCACGGACGAGATCTCCACCCCACTGTCCAACGATGGAGTGCTTGTCTTTTGCCAAAGCTTCCATCGCTGAGATATCTTTTAAATTAAGGGTGTGTTTTGACATCACATCAGAAAAGAATGTGAATGGTGTTTCTCGTTTGAACCCGGCAACAAGCGCATTCATTACGGTTGCTCCATTCACTCGATCGACATTGATCTTGTTGATGGAATATCCATTAAGTAATGTTGCTACTTGATTGGCATATACAGTGACATATCCATGTTGCTTTTCGACTTCAAAGATAGTAAAGTACTGCTCTCCATGCAAATCATCAGCAACTAATTCTGTTTCTGGAGTTAACAATGCCCATTTGGGGTCTGAGGTTGGAAATTTAAAGGTAAGCTGATAGGTGCTGTTAGCTTCTTGGACAATTTCAGAGCTAAAAGCTTCATTAAGAGGAAAATTTCCCTCTTGCAGATAGATCATACTTTATACCTCCAATTCCCTTTGATTGTGATTTTTGAGACGGTACCTGAAACTGCAATACCGGATGTACCTGGAGCAATTTCGAAGAAACCACCTCTTTTTCTCAATGTATTTTTCAGATTTCCATTTTTGTCATAGACATTTTGCTTCTTGTGACGGCAGTCAATCGTTGCTTTTGTATCAATCGTGAGTTGCATGGTTTGTTTCCCGATGGTCAGTGAGACATCCCCATTTCCTTCGATTGTGATAACTGGTTCAGAATATATAGTTCCTGGGTTGTTGACTGTACCGTTACCTGCCAAAGTGACCACGGCATCATTATTTAAGTAGCGGAACGGGTGCATCTTTAACTTGATTTCTAAAGTCCAAGCATGCAAACCATTTTGTTTAAATGATGCACTCTGAAAATCAGCATAAAAAATAGAGCCTGGTCGATGACTGAACTCTATTTTATTTTCCTCTGGTTTGAATTGATTGACAATCATTTCAATTTCGCTTGTTTTGACAACGTATAGATTTACTGTCTTATCGTACCCGTCATAAGCTCCATCATAAAGATTGTAATCTCCGTTAGCTCCGTAAATTGTATTTGATTC